ATTACCAGGTTCTGCTAAGAATCCATCTTCTATTGAGAAGTCAAAATTTTCTACTGCATCAACTGATATACTACCTTTATATACTCCACTTCCACTATCAGGATTTTCTGTTGCATCATATGACCAGAATCTATTTGAATTAGATTGGGAATTAGATTCTGTATATCGAGTTGTTAATGCAGCATCTGTATAGAAATCTTGACCTCCAATTACAAATGGTGAAGGTTTAAATGGTGCATCCATTAAACTACCTGTATACACTTGTCCATTTACTAATCTATCAGCTCTAGACTGAATGTATACTACTTGAGTAGGTGTTACTTGACTCCAATTTACATCATCACAAAATGAATCACCATGATTAGTTGTTGTTATACGCAACTTATAAACCCCAGGTGTAGCAGTTGGAGTTGGTGTTGGTGTAGCTGCTGTAGGTGTTGGTGTTCCAGTAGGCGTAGGTGTTACAGGTGTAGCCGTTGGTGTAGGTGTTGGTGCCGTAGGAGTTGGAGTTGGTGTTTCCGTAAATCCAGGAGGCGTTACAGTTGGTGTTGGTGTAGGTGTTCCTGTTGGACTAGGTGTAGGTGTAGGTGTTATACTACCATCACAAATTAAAGTTGAAATAAATTCTTGTGGTCCATTACCTTGACCATTTGTTGTCTCTAAATGTACAGTACCAGCACCAATAGGATAACTATTTGATCCTGAATAATCCCAGTTAGTACCATGATCAGATCCCATAACAGCAGAAGTAAATAATGTTGTTAAACTAGAATCAGTGTATATTGGTTGATTTGCTAAAATATTACCTCCAGTAGATTCAAGTACATAAATCGGATCATCACCAATTGAATAATCAGTTGATGTAGCTAAAATATAAACTGTTTTATTATATCCTCTATCATAATCATTAGAACATGGAGGTGGATCACCTGTCCATCCAGTTGATGTTTCATTTAATGTAATCTCATAAATGTGATTAAATCCATCAAATGTAGCTGTTGGAGTAGGTGTTGGTGTACTTGTTGCCGTTGGTGTTGGAGTTGGTGTACCTGTAGCTGTAGGTGTTGGTGTATTTTGTGCTAAACATTCAGTACAATCTGTATAAATAAAATCTATATCATTTGTAGATGTATCTAATGTTTCTTGAACAACTAACCAACAATCACCTAATAAACCATTTATACTAACTGCACTACCAGTAGCTAATGGAGTACCATAATTTCTTACAATTAAGTTTTGTGATATATCATCACATTTACTAACATTATAATATCTTAATTCTGTTGTTGGGGTAGGTGTTGCCGTAGGTGTTGCCGTAGGAGTACCTGTTGGTGTAGCCGTAGGTGTTGCCGTTGCAGTTGGAGTTGCTGTTGGTGTAGGAGTAAATCCTGGTTGTGTAACTGTAGGTGTTGGTGTTACTGCTGTTGGAGTAGGTGTTGCAGTTGGTGTAGCAGTTGGTGTTGGAGTAGCAGTAGGTACAGGTGTAGCAGTAGGTGTAGGTGTTATACGTGGATAATCACAGTAATCATACGTACCTACTGTTTGTATATTAATATTTCCTACCCAACCATATGCTCTATCATTAAATGCCTCTAACGTTGGTATAATATTGGTAATTTCAATATCATAACCTATTGATTGATTATCTGAGGCTGGACCCCATGTAAACCAACTTCCTACATCATATATTAAAGTCTCCATTCTTGACATTACATCAATTGGAGATTCATTTGACAATTTAGGTACATCTAAACAATATAGTTCAAATGATAATTGTCTTAATCTTGTTTCTTGATCATAACCAGGTGAAGACATAGGTCTTAAAAACACATACGGATATGCTATATTCTGAGATGATGCATCTAGATAATCTAAACTACCATGAGCAAAAGATGCTACATATAAATGTGCATCAGTTGCTTGTACGAATTGATTAACAATGTCTTTATAGGTTATGAACATGGTATTATTTATTTATTTCCACAGCCGCAGCCTCTTTTTTTTTTCCTGCTGCTTTAATCGGGGTCTTACCCGCCAATATTTCTGATACTTGTATTGCTGTAATATGATAACGAGCAGCAATTTGATTATTATTTAATCCTTGCTCATGTGCTTCCTTAACAGCTATATTATAATCCATCATAATCTTTATTTTTTAGGTTTACGTCCTTTTCTTTTACCTGCTGCCTTAGGTATATCATCGATTTGATCTGCTAATTCTTTAGCAGCTGCTTTTACATCTGATATTTCTTCTTTAACACGTTTTACTCTGTGTTTAATATCATCTTTAACTTGCGTTGCTTTAATTTCAAATGAATCAGGAATGAAATCCTTATCTTCGTCTTTGATTTTACCTTTGTGTAATGCAATAACATATACTGCTATTCCAATAATAATAACTGCTGATATAATATATAATAACATAATTAAATAATTTTTCTACGTTGTGTTTGTTCTTTTAATGCTTTTTGTTCTTCTTTAATCCAATCACTATCAATTGACATATAATTTAATACAAATGTAAAGTTTAAGTCAATGATACTTTTTTGCCCTGTGATATTGAGAATACCTGTGTTGGAGAGTTTATAAATTGTCGCAAACCATCCCCAATGTTCACTAAATGACTTAGATTCTCTATCATTAGACTCGTCTTCATCATCGTCTCGTCGTTGGTTGAAGAGGGCAGAGTACTCGTCAAGTACGCGCTTGCGCTGCCTAAAAAAAAACCCATGGCACCCAATGCATATTCTACAGGTAATTGTTTCATGTGTTCAGCTGCCTCAAATCTATTATCTGAACTATACTGTTTTAATTTATAATGTTTAAAGATATTATCTACTTTTCTCTTATGTAGTAATACTTTATGTGCTTTCTTCCAAAAGAAATTATTGAATATATGTTTCTTAATTGGGCGATATAATATAGCAGTTATTTCATGTAGGTTTTCTATTGGATCCTGACATAAACGTTCTAAATCAGTAAATTCACCTAATGACATAGCATTAATATTTGCAAACCCATATTCTATATCTTCGTATTTGAATATAGGATGAAATTCTTCTTTAATGTCTATTACCTTAGCTAAATCTTTGTATATAGTAGGTATTACACTTGTATCCCATTCTTTGATTTCATCAACACTTATATTACATAAAACAGAAATAATTGTAATTGTTTTTTCTAATTCAGTCAAGTGTTCTAGAGACGTTATCTGTTGATATTGCTCTATTGTAATAAAATCAGGTATTTCTACTGCTATCTTCATTATCGATAAATATTTGATTAATTTTATTTCTATTTGTTATCCGAATGCTACGTTTAAATCTAAATTACCACCTTTACCAACGTATATGCCGCCGGATTTTAAATTTAATCTAGCCTCATTAGCCATTAATAAGGCATCAACAGTATCATCGTGATGTCCAGTAGGGTGAGAGAATGACATTTTACCATTTGCTGAAATTTTATAAGTGTATAGTGATAATTCCTCATATAATTCAGGTGATAGATCTTTAGTTGGTAATTCAACATTCATTTGTTCAATATCCTCAATTAGTTTTCTAACCATTTGAGTTTTATTGTCTTGTGTTGTAGTCCAGGCTTGTACTTTTCTTACTTTAGGTTTAACTATATCATATAAACCTCTACCAACACCATTTACTTCGACATAACCTCCTTGTATATGGTATTTGCTAAGTGTTTGAACGACTCTTTCTGCCGCTTCGGTAATGCCGATACCATTAAATCTGTCCAAAGAGCATACTCTCCCTGATTCAGACATGACGCATACAACCGTATAATCGGATTGTAAACCGACATCAATTCCAACGAAACATCTGTCTCTTGTGGTTTCATAATTTCTTAGTACACAAACATTTTCTAAACCTCTAAATACATCACTAGATGCGTCTGTAAATTCAGCCCAATATTCTTGTCTAAAAATATCTCTAGGTAATGATCGTTCTTGTTCTTGTAAAAATCCATCATCAATATATGGTGAATCAAATGATGTACCAGAGAAACTTATATATTGGTCATTATCATCGCTTGTACCACGTAAATACACGTTATAAAACCAGTTACGACCCTTAGGCGTACTAATCATTAAACATTTTTTTCCAATAGCAGTTAACGTAGGAAATATAGCCTCGGTCATTGCATTTTCTTTTACGAATGCTGCCTCATCTACTATAATATAATTGAATGAAAACCCTCTAATTGAATCAGGTCGTTCAGCTGATAGGAATTGTATTGTAGAACCATTCATAAATTTGATTGTTAAATCAGCTTTATTCTTATGTTCTATTATTTTATGGGATGCATCAGCTAATTCTTGGAATACTTTTTTAGCTTGATTGTATATAGGAGATATCCATGCACCTTTTTGGTTTGGATTTTGTAATAACCAGTATATTAATAAGTTTTGTCCTAATAATGATTTACCAAATTGTCTGCCTGTTACAACAACACCAAATTTGTGTTTACTATCCGCAAATCCATTTATTATTGGCTTCTGACCCTGATGTGGGGTAAATAAAGTTACCTGCATGCTCGCTTATTATATCGTTACAACTAAACATTAATTTTTCTACCTGCATATTTTGCATTTCTTTCTAATTGACGTTTTTCCTTTAAGGCAATAATTTCATCTCTTACTATACAAGCCTTTTCATATAACTCATCTCCAACTAGTTCATCTAATACTTCTTCCATTGCATCAATCAATGTACCATAGAAATATTCTTGTGCATCATTTAATTTTATTCCCCCCATTGTAAGTTAACATTTTCTACTTTAACATCTACTTGTGAACGTTCAATTTCTGCACCTGATATTTTAGCCTGGTATTTAATAGCATCTAATTCAGTACGTCTATCATTTTCTTGTATTGCTCTAGCCTTTAGATTTTCTAATTCAACCATAGCTTTATCAACATGGCCTTTAATAGTATCATCTATTAATTCACCTACTTTAGCCATTGCTTTCTTCCACATACGATTAGCCTTAGTATGCCCAATACCTTTACGTTCAGTATACCATTGTGTAAATTGTGTCCAACCTGCTTTGTGTTGTAAAATGTATTCAACACATTGGTTTAGATCATCTATCATTTCTGCATCTGTTTCTCTCATTTAATGTCTATGTTTTACGATAAGTATTAGTTAATTAAATGTCTTAAATAACAGCGATCTAGGTATTTTCCAGGTCCAATTCGTATTATCTTCTAACCCGCCGGATAAAGTTACATATTCTCCTTCTAATATCCAACCAGTAATAAAGAACAACGCGTATGGTATTTTATTAGAAATTAATGGTTTATATGCAACATCTATAATGTTTAGATCCTTATCTAATTTAACCAGATAGTGATTATAACTCCTTTGCTCATACAATTTAGTATGAACCATATACATATATACACCTTCATCCTCAAACCAAATAGGAGCCGTTGATCCACCTACTTTACACGCGGCAGTAAAATACAATTCATTTTGTGGGAACTTATTATTGAATTGATTATCAACATCTATTATTTTTTCGAATTCCCAATCACCGGTGTGTTTGTATACTTTATAGTTGGGGCTGGTATTATATATGAAGTGTAATTCATCGTTATGTACGAACGGTAATAGATTTTTATACCATATTACCTCCTTACCGGCCATGAATTCCATTTTATTAGGTTCGTCAAATTCTAATTGTTTAACTACCTTATATTTCTCATCTAGAATAGCCGTTGTTGTATTCCAATTTTTGTCAATATATGAAGCAAAATGATATGGTTTGTTTTTATATACTACTGTTCTATAATCTTCCCATTTGCTTAATTCATCGTGTTTAATATTGCGAGTTTTAACGTCTTTCAACGTTAAATCTGCGTTGAAACTAAACTCATATAGACTACGACAATCACCTAATTCTTTCATGAATTTAGTGCGGTCTGTAAGCTCATCTAATCTGGCAATACCTTTATATCCGTTACCATTTTTCCATAATGATAAATTATGTGAGCAATATTCTGTTTTATATGTCTTTAATTCTTGTCTTGGTGTTTCATCTCGCCAACTGCCTTCAAATAAATGTGTTATATAAATTGATTTATCTGTGTCTTTACCACTAAATACATCATGTTTAATAGCCCCACTATGACTTTGATTACTACCTACTCTGTTTATTGATAATAATTGTGATCTACCATGTTGTATATCTGTAGTATAATCGTGGTAAATGCCGAAATGAGCTGTAACGTGTTTTGTAAATCTACCTGGCCCTGTATTTTGTAGTACTCCACCTACTGGATTATTAATTATATCATCTATAATTCTATTTAATGGTTCTGCTTTAGGTGCTGCTGCTATAAAATAATTTGCTACACTAACCATATTATCATCAGTGTTAACTCCTATGCCTTTAAAGAATTCATTATCTTTAGGTAAACATGCTTCTAATCCTGCTATAAATGTTTGACCATGTATCCAATTATCTAATGGTTGATTACAAAATGTATCAGCATCTACGTATACACCTCCATTTTCCCACAGATAACAATATCTAAAGAAATCAGTACGTTCACCTTTAGTTTTTAGGTTTTTATAAGCCGCATTATAAATTGATCTAGCAAACCAATTATTTACAGCATTGTCATCAAAATAAATTAAATCCCAATCAGGATTGTGTTTTTCAAAACTATCAATCATGTATTGATTTACATCTAATATATCTTTAGTTGTGTAAATTATTCTACGTGGTATATGATTGAATATTGTTTTGGCTTGAACATAATCCCAGAATTTTTTATTGCCTATGGCTTCCATCTCTTGTAGTTTACCTGGGTATTCTACATGTAAAATGTCTTTACCATCATATGTGTATTTTGTTCTAGCAAAGTCATGCTTCATTATTTTTAGATCTCCATGTTGACCTAATTCAAAATCTGCCTCTATATTATTGCCTAATACTTCATTTACAGATTTACCCATTAATGCAGGACCAGTATAATCTAAGTAAAACATTTCTTGTTTGCTTTGACAATTATTAACTATCCTATTAATCGCTTCTTTTAAGAATGGATGCTTGATAGACGCAGCAATAAATGCATTACCCAACCATTTCATAGCCATTGGGTCATCCCTCGTGATGATAAAATTATCTGTGGCCTCAATTAGATCATCTAAGGGCGTCTCACATATTGTATCTGCGTCTATATAAACACCTCCTTGTACATAAAGTACACACAACCTGAACAAATCGGCTTTGAATGCTCCTGGAACTAACGAATGGTATGATGTTAGTACTTCAGGACCGAAATGTTCCTTTATAAATTTTACTCTATCATGTTTATCAAAAAATGTATACTCGTAATCAGGATTTTTAGTTTGCCATGATAAGCATGCTTTAGACATACCATGAGGCAAATCATGAGTTTCAAATGTTTGATATATTTTCTTTGGTATCATAGTAATTGTTCCTTTCGTTCTGCCCAACCTTTAGATTCACTATGAGCCCAAACTATCCATTTATAAGGTTTTTTAATGTTAGCTTCCCTCCATATGTTAACCCAATCTTTTCTATTTACTTGTGCTTGAAAATTAGTTTCATCTTTTCTAAATAATTCATTACCATCTTTATCTTCGAAAATAACAGCAGCAAAATTATAATCTGTTTCTACAAAATCATTACCGTGTATATCTATACAATGTTTAAATTTTAAATTAAATTCTCCATCTGGATCTTGACCTGGTAATTCGTTCTTTAATGTTGATTGTTTTACTGCTCTATCATTAAATCTAATACCAGCATAATTTTCCCAATCAGTTATTGTACGTTCTATTCCTAAACCATATTTGGGAAATAATTTTTTACGTTGACATGGAGCACATTCACCATCTACACCTAATAATTTTCTCATTCGCTCATGAGATGCCTTATTAACCTCATTCCAACCACTATGATTATCCCAGTGTTTAGTTCTACCTTTTCTAGTGTATTCGTGATAAGCTATAATTTTATTAGGGTGAAATAAATCATAACCATGTGTGTATGCCCTAACTGCTATACTAATTTCTTCACCATGAAAATATAATTCAGGATCATGTTGTACTTCCTCAGCAAATTTACCTGTAGTAAATGCAAAGTGTGCTGAATAAAATCTAGCAGGTACTGGTTCTTCAGGTTGATTATCTAAATAATAAGGTAAAAAGAATATTACACCTTCAGGTGTAAATCTATCAAATTGCATTGCCCATGGTACTTTAACTCTACCTGCTGGATCATTATCTGGATCAAATGAAGATATATAACTTGTTAGTAATGGTTTTTTATGACCTTTCTTCTTTAGACCTTTGTACATTTTAATTAGCTCAGTATCCCAATTATCTACAAATCTATGGTGTGAATCTAATTGTAAAGTATATTCTTCACCATCATATAATTGTTGTATTTGGTTTCTAGCCCAACAAGCACCTTTAGAATCCTTGTAGTCTATATCTATAACCTTTATTCTTTTATCATTTGCATAATTAGCTAAACTATCCCATTCATCTTCATCTCCATGTTGATGTGCAATACCTACTACTAAGTTTTCTGGTTTTTTAGCTTTATCAAATAAATCCTCTAATGTTGGGATTAATTGAGGGTCTCTATAACTTGCAATTTGTACAAAAATTTTATTTTTTTTCATCCACGTTTTGTTTTATCTTCTACTATTCCATCATCATATAATGGCATGTCATTAAAAATTCTACGTTTGGCTTCATCAATATTCCAAACATATTTTTTATGTTCTTTTTTTAACTTCCAATTTGTTATCTTGTCAAGTGATATCATTACTCTGCTCATTTTTAAGTTCTTTTAAGTAATCTAAAACGATTTGTTTAACCAATAATTTAAAGCGTTTTTCACGTTGTTGTTTACGTGCGCTAAACATCATCGTAGCCTTTGCTACAATATGTTTTCTATTGATAAATAGAACCGTCAATAACGAGGTGATTACTAAACTAGAAACCCAAAATATTATATATAATTCATTCATGAAAAATCAACTTTACCTGCTAATAATAATTTTAGTCGTTTTAATGCCTTTTTTATATCCTTAGATAATGTACTTTGTGTTATGCCTGTATTTCCGGCTATAAATTTTATAGTTTTATTTTCAAAATAATATTCTTTTAATATATACTGGTCATAAAAATCTAAGGATCCCATTGCCTTCTTTAATTCTTCATTATTAGCATCCTTTTGTTCCCAATCTGAGTGTAGTGTTTTATCATGGGCTTCAACACTAAATTCATTTGATTTAGTAGAGAATTTTCTGTATGTGTGGAAAAACATTGAGGTACTGGATTTAATACTTAATGCCATACCTCTTGTTAAATAATTTTCTGGATTACCATTTACTATGATATCATATTGTTTGTCTAGATCCATTTTTCTAAATGCTTCCCAAACATAAGGGATAATGTCATCTCCCCATTTATCAATTGCTGCCTGAGAATAACCACAGACTTTTATAACATTTATTTTCATCTGGTTATAATTATCAACTAACCATTGATTAATAACCTCTATTTTTTCGTCTTTTGTCATATAATCTTGAAAACAGTGACAGCACTAAGAAACAAATACCAATAAGTTATGCTCAGTGCTGTATGTAAAATTCTAAGTTGCTCAAATATACAACCATCCCTCTGTATTGCCTAGTTATTCTTGCCTTTTTCTTATCCCTTTCTTTACCCCTATTATAACTATGACAAAAGTCTTCAAAAACATATTTCTTTTATATTACTTCTTAAAGGCAATAATAAGGGTGGGGAAAACGAAGGCTTATAAAGGCTATAAATGATAAATTTATATAATTATCTTTTTAAGACTTATCGAGAAGTTAATAACTTATTTTTGGGGAGACAAATTATCTTGAAAGATCTGTTACAAATGTATTTGCTCTAGTATAAAAATTACCTGCTTCTGTTGAAGTAAATCCTTGTCCTACTGTAGCAAGAGCATATCCTCTACCTGATTGACCATCACTTACTGAAGTACCTGCTCCACGATAGGAACCACCAAGTGCAATTGTATTAGAACCCCAACTTAAACTTGTATCTATAGTTTGAGCACTTGAAGCCTCTAAAGTAGTACCTCTCCATACCTCAGTAGTATTAGATAAGTTATTACTCATGTAGAAATTTTCTGCTGGTGTATGGGAATCTGTAGTATAATTTAATGCATTAAAACAAGCATATTGAGTTGAATTACCATATGAAATAATTAATGCCCAATCATCTCTATCACCACCACTACCTCTAAAAGCACCTAAATCGTAACCTCTTACATTATTAACATTATTACACCATACAGCTAAGTGTGTACCATTTGTTGGTCCATAATCACCTGGTTCATTATAAGTTTGACCAAAATCATTATTTGTAGTACCACATGTTACACCATCTGAATTAAATGTATTTGTACCATACCAAGTAATTCTATAAGCAGCATTTGTATCTTGTGGGTCTTTTAAGTTATATTTACAAGCATCAGCATCTGAACCTACAAACGGATAGATAGAATCCATTTTAGTCCATAATGAATCAGCCTTAAGTCCTACAACTAAATCATTTACAGCATCTTTTTCAGTAGTAGTTAATGTTATACCCTCAACAGTTTCTATTTGAGTAAAAAATGCTTGTGCATCAGTATCAAATGTTGGTGCAGGTGGTTCTGGGTATTGTAAACTAGTAAAAGCTCCGTATGATAGCATATTTTATAATTTTAAGTTATATAACTCTACCTAAAGTAGTTTGAAAATCGATTACTGCAGTACTAAAACTACTTACTTGAGCATCAGATAATCCTTGACCCATACTAGCAAATGCACATTCTCCACCAAAGTAATTTCCATTTGGTGATGGTGGTGATGAATTGTTAGTTGATCTATCATTTAATATAATACCTGCTGGTTGTAGACCTGATGAACCATTATTTAATGTTGTCTCTAATGTACCATTTGCAAAGAATTTAGATTGATTTGAAGCTATTCTTGAACTAACCCAAAATTTTCTCATATCAGTTGGTAAACTAGTTCTTTGGATTTGTGTTGCTGAATTAGTTTGTTGTGGTGCATAACCAACATTTCCATTATAGTTAGGTGTAAACCACATTCTAGTACCATAGTTATGTCCTATACAAACTCCTTGACCTGTTGTTCTTACATAATATGAAAGGTGATTACTATTTTGAGTCATATTATTAGCATTAACAATATAATTACAATCAGCCCAAGCATTACCAGTTGGATCTGCTCCAGTTGAACTAAATGTCCAACTATTGTTAAATACAATTCTATGTGCAGCATCTGTATCTTGAGGATCCTTTAAGTTGTATTTACAAGTAGTTGCAGTTCCACCTACCATAGGGTAAATAGCATCAAATAAAGTCCATATATTAGCTGCTTTAAGATCTACTACAAGTGTATTGACGGCAGTAGCATCAGTACCAGTGATACCAGTTGCAGTAATAAATGCTTGTGCGTCAGCATCAAAAGCTGGAGCTGAACTCCATACTTCAGTACTTCCTAAATAAGCTTTATCAACATCCGTACTTCCAATTTTTAAATCGGCACTTGCTAAATCAGTACCACCTAAGTAGATATCTGCCATATTATGTTACAATATAAAATGTATTTGCATCTGGTGTTGCAATAGCGGCATATTCCGCTGTTGTTAATGTTATAATGTGTTGTACTTCAGCTACTGAAGTATATGTGTCTGTAGAATTTGTTACAATACCTGTTATATCAGCTCCTGCTATTGTTTGTAATACATGATTATTTCCTAAGTGTACAAATGTAATTACGTTAAGAGCACTTGTATCATAGCTACCTAATTTCTTATCTATTGTCATTCCTGACACTGTAGGTTCTGCTGTATCTTCGTGGAAAATTACTGCAGCCGCCCCAACTACTGCATTTGTAGTACTTAGCGTTATATTACCAGTAGCTCCCGTAGCAGCTGTATTATATATGGTACCAATTGCATTATCAAATGATAATGTTGTACCTGTATCAGTAGCACCAGCAGGATCACCTGCTATATCTTGGAATGTTAATACTCCTAAACCATCTGTTACAATTGCTTGACCATCTGTTCCATCTGAAGTTGGATAGGTAAGTGAATTAATTACTGGAGCATTATCAGCTATTAAAGCATGTGAAGCACTTATTGCTGTATCTGCTTGTAACGCATGGCTTGAAGAAATTGCAGCATCAGAATTTAATGCATGTGATGCACTTGTAGCTGTTGCTACTGTTCCATCTACATTTGCTCCTGCAACATAAGAAGCAGTATTAGCTGTTGTAGCAATATCAGCATTTACTGCATGTGAAGAAGAAATAGCATTTGTAATACTACCATTAATTGTTCCTGTTACTCCTAAACTACCAGTTATTTCTGTATTTGATCCTAATACAATTGTAGTACCATCATCTGAGATATTAGAATCTTCTAAATGATGATCTCCTACTCCTTTAGGTATTCTATCTTGAGTAATATATGCGGGGGCACCTTTGGTAGCATATTCAGGTCCAAATAGCGCAACACCAAAGTGTGCTGATCCCGTTACGTCTTTTTCAAAAAACCAATCATCGGTTAAACCATCATATGCAAATGATGATGTATTATTTGCTGAACCAGAATCATAAACAGCTAAACCAGCATATCTTTCATTTGGTGTATCATTGTTTACTACAATAAAGGCATCACCAATTATTTTAGCACTACCAGTAATACTTTCTAAGTATCCAATACTAGCACTGTTAAAAGTAGCAAATGATGCTGTAATAGAGGTTACATTTAAATTAGCAGATGAAATTACATCTAATGCTAAACTTGCTGTTCCTACTGTTAATGCATCTTTATTTGTTGCTGCTGCAACTCCATCTGCATTACCTACCCATAAATGATCTTCTGCAATATTAGGTAAATCGTTTGATCTACCACTACCTTGTATTACAATTTCTCCATCAGTAGCATCCACTTTACCAACTACACCAATATTCTGTATTAGTGCTGAACCTGTTGGTTTAGTCTGAGTAAAGTTACCATTGTGTACATAAATGTTTCTACCTGCTGTAAATCCATCTGTATCTACTCCTATAATTCTACCTGTTACTGTAGCTTCACCAGTAGCGTTAGTTGCTATCTGTACCTGTGAAACTGCAATAGCTGGCATTGTTGCTGCTGAAGTATTAGATGCTGGTGATACATTTATATTCTCTCCAGTTACTCCTGTTGCATATAAAGGTGTTCCTTTTGCTATTATTCCTCCAGAAGTATTTTTAACATTAATTACTACTTCCTGTGTAGTATCTGAATGTGCCGCTGATATTGCTCTAGATGCTGATATAGCACTATCTGCATTTATTGCATGAGAAGAACTAATAGCACTATCTGCACTTAAAGCATGTGATGCACTTACTACGTTATTTACGGTTAAATCAAATGTACTTGCGTCGGCCTTCTCAAATGTAATAGTAGCATCGCTAATAGAAGCAGTAAGTAATAAACTACCGGTATCTACAACAGGCACATTTAAGGCAAATGATGCTGTTTGTGCAAATGATGCTGATGTAGCATTGTCTGCTTGTAATGCATGTGATGATGATATTGCATTATCTGCATTTAAAGCAATAGAAGCAGTATCTGCATTTATTGCTGTTGTTGCTTGGTTAGCAATTGATGCTATATCTGCTTGGATAGCATGAGAAGATGTAATTGTTAATTCATCTACTTGACTACCTGTAGCCGTACCAATTGTACTACCTGATATTTGTAGTAATTGTTGAAATGATGCGGATATCGCTAAATTGGAAATGTCTTGTATCGCCATCTGATTATTGTTTTAACGGTGGGTATTGTGGATAAGCTGAATCAACAATTGGTATACCTGCTCTTCTAGCTAAGTTTAAGAATCTTGCTCTTGTATTAGATGAAAAAGTAATAGGTGCACGATATTGTGAACCATAATCAGCTATTTGTTGATATAATAATGTATTTTCTGATAATTCTGGGAAATCATTTTGTGTTTCAACTAGATATTTAGATAATCTATCAGCATAGTATTCAAATTTATTTCGAACACTTTGTCTTTTCATTTCATAAGTTGATTTATCTACACTAGATGAATTTTCTCCACCTTGTGGTGTTAATAATCCATTATTACGCGTGCGTATAAACGTATTTTCCAGTATATTATAATAGGAAGCATATAATAACATATCTTGTATGTAATCATTTACTAACGTTTGGTAAGCACCAGTAAGTGAATCTGCCTGTACATCACCAATTAGTTTTTGATACAATAAAGTACCAATAACACGTTGCAACTCTATATCTTGAGCCTCACGTATAGCATTTTTTATTAAGTCTGCATCCAGACTATCATTGATGTCTGTATATTGCTTTACTTTTGTCCATGAAATTAATAATGTATCAGTCATCTTATTCTAGTGTTGTTTCTACTTTATCTTCTATTTCAGCAATTTCTTCTACATCTGCTTCTTGTGATGTTACTACTTCAGTTTCCCCATTTAATTCACCTTCATATAATGGATTTTTCTGTATAACACCTAATGTTATATCATCATAATTGTATCCTAATATAGTTTCAAAGCAAGATAAAATAGATTGTTGAAATGGTAATACTACAGTATTTAAGAATAATCTATATGCTGTTTCTAATTCATCAGCATTATTACCTAATCCAGTGTTTTCTTTAATACCTAATAAAGCAGGAGAAGTAATTCTATGTGATGTTAATATCTTTTGAACTACCATGTCATTCACGGTAGTATAATATGTGTCACCACCATTTTGATTAATTGGTGTGATTACAGGAGCATTAGCGGGATCATCAACGTCTATATACATTAGATTTCCTGCATTATTTGTTCCTGAATATTGATCTCTCAACATTTGTTCTATAGCCTGTCTTTCATCGTCAGTTGCATTAGTAAATGTTGTGATAGATAAGGATGGTGTTAAACCATTCTTGATGTTGTTTATATGGAAATTATCTACCTCTTGATCTAAATCTACTACTTTAGTACCTGAAGCATAATCAGGTAAGGGATAATATTGTTTTCCTGGAGAATATGGTTGATGAACATATATTTGTTTTGGTTCATCTATTTTTGTGTTAGGATTGTATATGGGTAAAAATGGAATATCATCTAAATCCATTATAGTGTTCATCCTATGTGTCTTAGCCCAATCATCATAGACATAATAGCCGGGGCATATATTGCGGTAGTTTTTTTCTTTTGCTCTTATATATGAAAAGTCAATATGATATACTTCTGATATTCTAGATCTATCTTTTGACCATATAACTTCTAAAGCAAAACCACCAAATAATTTATAATCTAAAGCTACTTTATTAAATATGTCATTCCATGACTCATATTTGTTAGCTCTTTCTAATGCGAATTCTTTATCAGAAGTTAATCCTTCTCCTTTAACAGCTTCTACAATTGCATTTACACATGCAGCATGTGTTGAACTGTGGTTAAATAACTCGATTAAATAATTGGGATAGTCATTAGTGACACCCCATTTTATAAATTTATTATCTCTTTTTTCGCTTGCATATTTCTTAGAATATGAATCTCTTTGAATATTTGCGAATTTAATTTTATTAGCCATTGTATACTGTGAAATTTGATTCTTCTTCAAATTGGTGTTTATAAACTGGGTCATAATCTGATCCAGATACTAATGCTCTATCTGATTCTAATAATTCTCCAACTTCTTGTCCTGCAGAGTAATTAATCCAATCACTTGTTTCATTAGTCCAAGTAGATGTTGCATCAATCCAGATGTCACTACCACTAATTTCCAACTCATAAATATTAGCATCATATTGTCCCGAATTGGTAGGAACATATTTTGATTCTATTTCATATAAAACCCAACCACCATACTTACTTGTTTTATTAGAAATTATAGTAGCATCAATAGGAGTAACTTCCCCTGAGAATGAAGAAGTTAAATATAGTCTCAATAAACTACCTGTATACTGTGTATTTAGATATACTGTTTTATTTTGAATTTCAGAACCTGATGCGTATTGAAGTTGAATCATAGTATTATTTTTATAATAATAGAAGAATGGGTTGCCATATTATGACAACCCTTTTCTCCTAAGTATTAATTAGCCTAGTGTTATTCCCGTAAGAACGTCTGCTAGACTTGATCCGCTAACTTCACTAGCAGGAAGTGGTTCCTGTCCTGTAAATGTTAGAGAATATCCATTTAGATCGCCAAATGCGGTTCCAGTTTGACCAGTTCCACCTGATAATGTCATTCCGTTTTGTTGTCCTGCTAAGAATAGCACTCCAATTCCATCGTCTTGTCCATTATTAGTTTCAACCACTACTTTTAAAGCTGGATTTTGTGCCAATACTTTAATTTGATTTCTTGTAGATGATTGCATTTTATGGAATGGTGCGTTTACTACTTGTTCGTAGAAAACTGTACCATTTTCAGTGGATGCGTTAATGGTTTCTGTTAAATCACCTGTTTGTTTTGCAAGCTCAAACTTATAAAAAGTTCCTGCTCCATCTATATCAGTGATGTATCCATTTTCGTATCCAGTTACTGTATCAATAGAACCAGAAAGGATATAAATGTTCTTTATTCCTCCGGAATTATCTCGGCAACCGAGTGTAAATCCTGATGTAATATCACATGCCATAATTTTCTGGTTTTAAAGGTTCAACATTAAACTAGATCGTTACTCACCCAATTTTCCGGATGACCGATCTGCATTCCTAATTTATTTCTCAATCTGTAACGTAGAGTATCAGTGTTGATATCATACCATAGTGAGAAGTTATTTGTATCGCTAATAAGATCAGTTCCTACAAAAGCATCAGATGCTTTACCTAGTACTACTCTTTCAGATGCTCTTAGTCCATAAGTACCAACGATTTTTACGTTAGGATATCCTGGTAGTGGCACTTCATAGAATCCACCTCTTTTAGCTACTGTAGTAGGATCAAAGTGGAACAAGTTTTGTGTAGTTAAACCACTGATTACTCTTTGGAATACAGAAGTACCCATAAAGAATGTTAAATCATCAGCATCTAATACATTTACATTAGCATCAGCTAACATTGCAGTTAATTGATCATATGCAGTTGCAGCAACAATAGCAGTTGCACCAGTACCTGTAGCAGCTACTACTCCAGTAGTGTTACCTGAATCGATGATATATTTCAACCCACTAGAGATAGGAGTAAGACCAGCTGAATAAGCAGATCCTGAAACAGCATTCCAGATAAAGTTATCGTTGTCTTGTTGTACTTTAGCTACTAGGTCAGTTGTTACATCTCCTAATAGTTTAAAAGTTTCTTCATAAGAACCAGCAGGTAGTGCAGAGACACCTAGGTACTTAGAAGTTAATGATTGTAGGTTCATAGAATCTAGGAACGTACGTTTGTTTACAGTGATGTTTCTCTGTGTAAAAGAAATTGAACCAGTAAAGTTAGTAACTGAATCTCCACCTTGTGCATAAGGATCAACTGAGATTAGGTTAATGGGTTCTTCAAATTTTATTCCTTCCTGAATAGAAACGTACTCTGCTGTGTTGCCTTTATAAACTGTATCTAATACAATTTTACCGGCTACTTCATTATTGAAGTCAGATAGTGCGCTTACGTCAAAAGCCATAATTGTGTAATTTTAATAATTAATTTTTGTTTTTCATTTTGTTTAACATGTTCTCATAACGAGTTTTAGCTCTTTTATTTGAGAACTTATCAGCAGTTGAAAATTTACTGCTAGCAGCAGGTATTGTTTTCTCTTCAGCTGGTTCAGAAGCGAATGAGGACATTTTTTCTTTAATACCCATTACTTCTTTTTCGATTTCCGCCATTTTTTCATCTACTTTAGTCATTTTTGCTTCAACGACTTCGCCGATTACTTCAATGATGTCTTCTAATTTCGGGCCTTCTTCCATCATATCCTCGTCCTTAGCTTCTTCGAATTTTTCTTCTACTTCTTCTTTAACCTCATCTTCTGTAGTTTCAGCAGACATTTCCTCTTCTACTACAGTAGACTCAGTTTCCTGAGAGGACATTTCTTCTTCTTTCACAGATTCTTCAGCTAAATCAGCAGAACCATCACCTTCTTCATCTGGGTATTTAACACCAGTTAAAGTACCCTCAGCATCAACAATAAGTTGAATACCTGATTCGGTAACATGTTCTCCTTCTGGAGCTGCTACTTTTTCTCCTTCTTCTGTTTCTACAAACAGTTTTTGACCTTCAGCAAACTTACCGTCTTTGTCATTAGAGATTTTAGTACCATCTTCCAGTTTGGCAGAAGCAAATTCTTCAGATACTTCGACAAGATTAAAATGTTGTTTGACCAACTCTTTTAACTCATTTTTAGTCATAATCTAAATGTTTTTGCGAATTAATGATAATTGATTTTATCATGAATAAATATATAGATAAATTATTTTCAAAAAAATTTGGCTACCTAGTGTACTTTTCTTATCTTATATATAGTTATAATAAAACAATATTATGGAAACTAAATGCTGTACACAATGTAAACAAGTAAAATCGTTAGATTTATTTTACGATCGTACAAATGGTCGTAAACAATCATGGTGTAAACAATGTCAATTAAAACAATTAAATGATTATTGGAAAACGCCTGAAGGTGTAGCCTATAGAAAACAATACTATTCTGAAAATAAAGAAATATATGCAAAGGCTGCTAAGAAATGGGTAAAGAATAACAGGAAAAAAGCAAATCAATTTGTTTATAACTGGTATGAACAACATACTGAACAATTTGTTGGTATACAAGACAAATATCAATCTAAAATACCGCCATCTGTCTACTGTATAAAATATGATGATGAAGTAATTTATGTTGGTAAAGCTCGTAAACCATTAGCCAGAGTAAATGTGCATTTATCAACTATAAAAACCGATAATAACTTAAGTAAAGTAAATAAGTTGCATAGCTATTGTGGCTTTGATAAGTCCCGTTTTAGCTACGAGTTTCTAGAGGAAGGTGAATATGATAAATTACTAGATATAGAACGTTATTATGAAAATTTATATGATGCTAAAGGCAATTATAAACGTATATTTGGTAAAGTTAAATCAATAAACCAAATATTAAAAGATATAGGTGGTAAAACAGCTTATGAGAAATATCATAAATAATTTGGCTATCGTTATAATGGTTCGTATATTTACGTATAAATAAATAAATAAAAGTTATGTTCAAAACGCAATTAGTTACAAGTAAAGGTGATGTTATTAAAACATTTATTTCATCATCAAGACCATCAACCAGATTTGGTAGTGAAGGTGTAGAAGTTAGATCAAATGATAGTAATAATGATTTTACTATTATGGGATCATTTAATGTTATTATAGAAACTGCCTAATGAAAAAATTAATATTATTAGCTTTGTTGTTTGCATCATGTTCAAAAGATCCCATCTGTGGAGAGGTCACAGGTGGGGGCGTAAATAGATTTACAGGTGAACTGTATTTAGAAGTTGATGGTCAACGTGAATGGGTAGATATGAAAACCTATGATTCGTTTTATATAGGAGATTCTATATGTTTAGATTAATCTATATTAGAGGCTTGTCTAGCACATACTGCTAGACGTTGTCTTATATTAGGATATTCGTCTTTCATTATTGTATCTTGCATACAACGTTTAACGAATTCATCTCTTGTTTCTGATGGTTTAATTACTGGTAATGGCATTGTTTAAAATTAATTTATCTCTGAATATGCCTTCAACACTAAAGCCTTTAACTTTACCTGTTTTAACATAATCATCCCATACTTGTTTGTTATTTACTTTGTATACTCCAAACCAACTACCTTTAGATAGTTTATAGCCATAAGCAGCAGATTTATCTTTTTCTGGATCATCTACAAGCCATGTCTCTACCAATGTTATATCACTTACTTTTTGATCAGCATTATGTTCTATGTTTACTGAATCAATTTGTTTGTTTTGCATTAGTTTATACGATAATTTTTTAATACCCTCAGCATCAAAGAAAACATAATATTTGTTACCTTCATCATCAACACGAGGTATTAATTTATCAGCTATCATTAATGGACCAGCTAATATTTGTTGGTCTTGATTTATAGCACTAAATCCTTCTTTAACAGTAGATACTTCTTCATTTAAAACATCTTGAACTACTTTATAGTAAAGATCATAAATGTTAAAATCATCAGGTTTTTGAATTTTACGTAAGCCTTTAGTATATTGTCCTACTACTTTACCTGATTTAAGTTTAATAATTGCTAATGGATTATCTTTAGTAGGTTTAAATTCAAATGATGTACCCGGTATTTTTACAGTACCTTCTACTCTAATATCTGTTATTTGTCCTCTTGATCTATCTTTATCTTTAGTTTTACCTGCAAATCCAAATGATACAAAATCACCTACACTAAATCCATCTGCTGATTTAACAAAATAATCTCTAATAATTTCTTCATTTTGTTTTTCTAATAAACCAGCTTGTCTTAATTTTTTTTCTGCCCATGGTAATGCACTAGGTCCACCCCATAGTAAATAAGATATGTAACCACATGCTTCATAATCTTTTCTTTTAACAGCTAAATCATAATTATCTCTTTGACGTAACAAAAATGAACGCATACGTTTGATTGTATCAATTGTTACATTCTTACCTTGAGCTAATTGTTGAGCACGTTGTTTTCCAACTAATGTGCCACATTTATTTCCCAATTCTTTATTGCGTTTAATTCCTTGTTCGGCCGCCTTGCGTGCTGCTTGAGGGTAATCATTAAATGACGCGAATTTATGTTCTGAAAACATTAAAAAATCCATTTCAATAGCTGGTTCTTCAACCAATGCTACTGCATCTAATCCTTCTAAATCGTTTTCTTCGTCAATTGTTAATTTAACTATTTTCATCCTATTCTTCGTTTTGAATTTAGTCGAGCAGATGCTTCTTGTGATGATGATACATCTCCACTTACAACATAAGCTCTAATCATTTGATCCCCTGCATTTACTTCAGGAGATACTCCTGATGGTGGTGCTGAAGGAACTGATGCAACTCCTCTACCTATGTTTGCAGATGGTGTTGGTATACTACCTCCTACACCTTTAGATGCTGATTTAGCACCTTTAACTGCTGAAACAACTGCTGCTATAATACCTGCTGCTTGAACTGCGTATGCTATAAGTAACGGAATATTTTGTGGGAATCCAACCGCTGCTGTTTTTGCTGCACCTGTTGCTGTAGCAACTGTTGCTTCTGATGCTTTTAAAGTAGAGAATGTAATGGTTTTCTTTGCTTCCATTATCAATTCTTTAGCAGCTAATACTTGTTTTGCAATTAATAAACCTCTACCTACTTTTGTTTCTGCACCTGCTAAAGCAATCATATTATCAAGTGAATTAGAACGTGCTGCATCTAATTTCATTTGATTTTCTATAACGGCTACAGCATATTCACCATCTGCATTTTGCTTTTCTTTGTTAATTATTTTAACACCTGTAGCTACAACTGCTGCTGTTTCAACTTCTTTTAAACCTGCTGATGTAATAGCATTTACTGTTGTTACTTTTTCTCTAACAACTGTATTTGCACTTTCATCTCTAATACGTTTTTGTTCAGCAGCATTTAATGCTAGTATTTCTGTTTCCTTAGCATATATTGCTTCTTTCTCAGCAGCATTTGTTTTTAATTGTAATAATTCTGCTTCTAATAATTTCTTTCTCTCATCATATATTTCTTTAGCTGATGCTCCTGATGCTTGTAGTATTGCTAATTCACGTTGTGTTGCTGCAATTAATTCTGAATTAACTTGTTTTGCAGCCATTAAAGCACGTTCTGCTTCATCAGGTAAAATACCTAAGAATTCTAATACAGGTCTAGCTGCATCAAATAAAGCATCAAATGAACTTTTAATAAAGTCAATTGCTTGTCCTATAAATGGAACATTATTAGCAAATCGTTTTGCTGCCTTAGTTATGTCATCCCAATAGGCTATAACTGTACCTAATGCTACTATAAAAGCACCAACTCCAGTAGCAATTAAAGCCTTTTTAGTTGTACTACCAAATAGTTTAGCTGCTATACCTGATTTTTTCATTACAGTACTAAACTGCATAAATCCTTCAGATACATCTTTTATACCTAAACCAACAGCAATTGCTGAGGCTGCTTTAGCTTCAAATTCACCAAATCGTTCTGATTCAATACCTAAAGCACCTAATGTACCTACTGCTGCTGTTAAACTACCAGCAAATATTTTAGCTGCACCATCAGCAGCCATTAATTTATCTTCAAACTGTAGCCCTGTAATCGCATCATTAACCTTATCTAATTCTTTAGTTAATGCCTGAGATTGTTTTGATAATTCTTTAAATGCCTGACTACCAGCAGGAACATCTCTCAGTTCATCATTAATTGCTGATAATTCGTCTTCAAGTTGACCAAGCGACTTTATTGCCGCTTGATCATTGACTTTTACATTATATTCTAAAGTTGTGGCCATACTAATAAATAGTTAGTTTGATTATTTTAAATTTGTTATGGAGGACAACTACCACAACTTGTATGGAATGAAACAAAAGTTGCTTGGTAATCTACAATTCCACCAGTATAGTTATTATCTATAATTTCCCAACATTTACCATCTAAGAATGCACCACTACTTTGTAATTTAAGTGCTGCTCCATTAAAGAAATTACTTGAATATTGAAATTCAATATAATAAGTATTAAATTGACCACATTCTCTAATTTGCATTCTTTGTGTTGGAACAGTTGCTGTTGGAGTAGGTGTAGTTCCAGTACAAGGAACATTAGTACCTAATGATCCACCTGCATTAACTATCCTATATGTTGTTCCATCACTTAAAGTATAACCTCCTGGTACTGGATTATTAATGTAAGGATCAGTCCAAACATATGTTGCAGTTTGTAATTGTGTTCCATCAAAATAGTAAGTATTTGTTGGTGAACTTAGCAAACAAGCATCAGGATTAGGTGCTCCAGTAGTTCTATATCTTACTGTTATTGCAGTTCTAGCTGAAGTTGGTGTTGGAGTAGCCGTAGGAGTTGCTGTAGGCCCTACAGGTGTTGCTGTTGGTGTACCAGTTACTGTTGGTGTAGGTGTGGGTACTGCAGATGTTGCTGTAGGTGTAGGTGTTATTGTAACACATCCTGTAACAGTTACTGCATTTGTACATGTCCCTGTTGAACGAATTATGTAAGTATTATAAGGAGTTACTGAATAACCACTTACTAATTCTGATCTTGAAACCCCACTAGCCAGCAAGTTTCCACCTACCTCACTTGTGTGGTATATGTCAAATGGGCCTACTGATGCTCCCATCGTCGTTGCTGTTAATATTACTGCCATATTATTTTATTTAATATTAATTTTATTATTTTTTAACATAATGTTTCACCTGTTCCTACTGTACCTAAACTATTTGTTGATGTCCAATAGTAATCATTTGCTCCATCATTGTAAGAATAGAATCCACTTCCTATAAAGTTAGTGTATGTAGCACCTGCAGCATATACTCTATCACCTGATTCTATAAGGGCACCTGTATTACCACTACGTTTCAATAATCTAAATGCTCTTAATTGAGTATATCCACAAGCTGTAGTACTACTTCCAGCACCTCCATCATTTGGATCCCAACTTGAATCAACTACTTTAGCATTGAAATCATAGAATGTACCACATACTCCACTACCTTGTACTGCAGTATCTCCAGGTCCATATTCAACAAAGAATAATGGTAAATCACCTTGTACATCACTTAATCCCCAGTATCTGTCAGCAGCCGCTCCATTTGATAATGAAGTAGTTAAATTAGCATCTTGATATAATTGAGCACCAACTTGAACTGCTGCCATTAATGTAGGTTGTTGTGAGTAAACCGCTGTATTAGCATTTCCAGCACAAGCACCACTACTATCTGTATAAGGTGTTGG